ACTATATTCCATCCCATATCTTCAATTCCCATATGAAGATATAATTTTACGGAAGAGGGTTTATCCTTGGCAAACATGGAGAACCCCTTCATGGTAATATCAACTCTTTTTCTTGGTTGGTTTCTATTAGCGTTCAGAACTACAAATGAATTCAGAAAATCCTCTCTATTGGGATATATCTGTCTTTTAGCGTTCAATCTACCGGATAAAATTGTAGCCCCGTGTCTATCTTTTAAATCCTCTAGTTTGTAGAAAAGTTTTGTGTCAACCCCATGTGGAATTACATCAATTTTAGGAAACTTTACTGGTTCTGGAGAATGCTCTTGCCATTTTATTACACTTTCCTGTAAAACTTTCTTAGCAAACTCCGTATAAACTACATACCTATCTACGTCTCTTAGAGAATGAGTCCATCGCCAATCAATAGGTCCTGCATCAACAGGGGAATAACAAACTATCTTGTATCTATCATGCCACTCCTGTATTCTCTCCATATACATTGGTAACACCCAAACATCATTAAGCATGAATATAAGTTTGGGCTGTATATAGTCCAAGAGGTCCATAATCCTATTCATTCCATAGATATCCCCCATCATACCCCCACCTATGGATGCTGGATAAATCTTCCAGCTATAAGGATGAGGGTCCCCTCGGTAGTTTATTGCTAGATGATGAATATCCCATTTATTCTTTTTATCTAGTCTCTCTAGGATACTATTAAGAACTCTAGCAAACCCCGTAGCTGCCACTCCGTCCCCTACCACAAAAATCTTTGTCTTTTCTCCTGCCATGTTATTTTCTCCTTTTAATTTTTTAGCCTCCCCACTAAAATAAATTTGGATAATATTTACAGTGGGGAGGCTTCCCCGGATGCGGGTACGAGAGTATCCATCCGCTTATGCCAGACGAGCCTTTTACGGATTACTCTCGCATCTATAATTCATTCTCATAGATATTGCCAACATACCCAGGTAAATGACCCTTAGTAGGTTGAGCCAATCGTTTCGCTCTCCAAGGAAGCATCGTATCTAACATTTTAATGTCTCTTTCAATTGATGCATCCTTCGCCCTGCTTGATTCCAGATTTGAATAAGAAATCTCTGCGTCCTTCCATGCAACAAAATTCCAAGACATCCCTTCCAATGAACCCTCTTTTATAATGATTGATGCCTGTAAAATTATAGGCCAGACATCCCCTCTTTCAATAACAGGTGGTTCTGGGAGTATAAAATTTATATTTGGGTTACGATATACGTCATCATCATCACTTAGGAGATACTTAAAATTCCATCTCGGCATGAGCAACTCCACTCCTGCGACTAGGGCTACTCTAAGCCATTCGTCTAGGTATCGTTTGGTGCTCTCTGTAGTATCTCCAAGATGAAGCCTTAGTCTCTCAATATATTGAGAAAGATTTGTAGTCAGCATCTACTACTCCTGAGGCTTGGGGACAGTCTCTAGTTCTAGTTCGGCTAATCTAGCCTTGATAGCAGCTACAATCTTTTCAGATTTATCTAATTCTACTGCTCTACGAAGTAGCCTATAGACAGGTCCCACAGCAGAAAACTGATTTAACTTATTCTTTAGGGCCAAAAATTTCTTACCAAGTAATTCATCAATTTCATCGTTGGTAATATCATTAACGCTTCTAGGAACTTCTGGCATAGTTTCCGATAGAAGTCTAAGATTACCGGCAGTGAAATGTCCCGCATTCATTCTTTGGAAAAAAATATCTTCTTTTGGACTCCAGATTTCAACAAGTGTTTCAGGATTTGCTCCGTCTGGCTCTCCTCGAAGATTGACCCCTTCTGGCTTGCCTGAGAAAGGGTTTAGTACAGTAACAAAAACCATGCCCAAGATTGTCTTTATGTATCTCTTGTAAGGTTCTCCGCCCTTCATTGCCGAATAAATAGCACGATCCATTGTTTCATCATCACCAGCCATTTTAATCTCCTTTTAGAGGGTGGGGAGGAGGGGTCGCTTGGCGTCCTCCTCCTCCCATCCCAATTTAGTTATTAGGTAATCTTAAGAACGTAGATACCCATAGCGTTGTCAAGAATCAGTCCGAATTGCTGATAGAGTTCAAGGTACCACTGAGGCGGTGTGGGAGCCATGTCGGTCCACTGTTTGGTCTTAACATCACCGTAAGTGATGAAATCACCAACTTTATTGCCAATGACCAGAACCTTATCTGTCGGGATCATCTTATTGAAATCTTCCAGGTTATCCCAAATTTGATCGATTGCAACAAACGGAACACCGTACCATCTACCAACTCTACCACTATCAAAGACCTGTTGTAACTGAGAGTCTGTGGTTTCATACTGAGTTGTAGATGCAGGATCACCCCAGAACGCAGTAAACTGAGTTGTAGGAGTAATAGTTTCTCTGGCACCAATAACCACCTTAGCGCCTAGACCCAGATTATTAACAGCATCGATGGCGGTTTTCATCGCGGCCATTGCTGTAGAGTTACCTGCGGCCCAGTTCGCAGCGGTGACTGTACCATAGTTGCTAGGTGTATTCGAGGCTGACCAAACCGTGGAAAGCAGAGTGAAAACTCTGTTGATAAAATAGTCAGACAACTTAGCCCGCATTTCGGTCGAAATACTATCAACCGTACCAATTTCGCCTCGCTCCAGTTCCCACTCATTGTAGGTAACTTTCACATCAGCGCCTTCCAAAGCAAAGTTAATTCGATCACTAATCGTCACTTCACTAGCAAGATGAATTGCACCAGGGACTAAAGTGCGAACCTTGATCCCCTTGCGGATTTTCTTGACAAGTGCATCGCCAGCAGTCAGCGATCTAGTGTCGAGCAGTAAACTCATAACCTCGTTTGTCAGATGGTTCGGCTGGATAAACTCCACCAAAATCTGTGCGAGCGCCTCCCGCTGTGCAGGACTAGGGTCCCGCATAATCTGGGCTAATGTTTCCTTATAATTCTTTTCGCTCATGATTTTATATATCCTCCATTAATCCCTTAGATTACGGGACCAAAGTTCTAACTTCAAGCGAGTAGGTATTAACATCATATCTCTCAACATAACCAACAACGTTAGTTGCAGAGTACTTAACCTTACCAGAAGCAGCAATAGTGCCGTCAGTTGTCTTGTCAGACACGGTGAACGAAGCACCTGCTTGGATAAGGGATGCGTTATAAACCCACATACCTGACGGGATTGTGAAAACACCACCAGCAAATGCTAAGGCCAAATAGCCGGACGGGATTGTGACCCCTTCCTTCTGGCCGGGCCAAGTCAGGTGGATAGTTGTAGATGTCATAGGCAGGTTGCCGGTCTTGTCAAATCCACGTCTGAGCGCCCATCCACCAGCTAAGGCGGGGGCAGGAATATACATAGGCATTTCCTGATAGGGAACGGGCCAAGTGACCACGAATCTAGCAAGAGCCGCTTCTGTAGTATTCCAAGGCACTCTAACAGCAGGTAAGTCTGTGTAGGAACCTGTCACATTAGGCAGGATAAAACAAAAACTACCTTCTGGAATATCAGACGAGGCAACAACACCTCTAACATCACTCATCTTATTGATTTCCATTGAAAATTCCTCCTATCAAAGTTACTTCTTTGATTTTTCCCTTTCTTCTCTCATTTTTTCTGCGATTTCCTTTGGTGTAAGGTCCTCGTTTTTGTCAGAGATGTTGGGGATTGTTTTCTTTCCAGTAATGCTATGCTTCTCTGAGGCACTTTCCTCAACAGTTTTCTTAGATGCAAAAACGGCTAATTCTTGGATCATAAACTCTAACTGAGCCAAATCCATGCCGAGCAGCTTTTCAGCCTTGGCATCATCTGTCAGATAGTCCTCAGGAAGATCAACACCGGACTTGGTAAACAGCTCAGTAATTGCAGTCAGCTTCTGGGCCTTCTCATTAGTAGCATCAACATCGTGCTTGAATGCAGCTAAAGTATCTCTTTCAGAAGTAAGAGCCTCCATAGCAGTCTGCAAATCCTTGACCTGAGTCGCCAAAGTCAGTTTCTCACCCTCTAATAGAGTGATCTTCTCTTCCAACTCTTTGATTTCCATTGGTTTAACTTCCTCCGTTACAATTTTGTAATCGGCTTCGCCTTCGTTAGTAACAGTGTCCACAACGGCATCCGGATTGGTGGCCGTGGTGGTCTTAGAAGCCATAGTAAGGATTGGCGTTCGGCCTTCGTAAGCAGGCATTCCAACAATGGTAGCTGCTCGTAACGCTACGTCCCTCAATGCTTCCCCGGTTTCCTCGGCAACAGAATCTTGGTACATTATCTCCCAAGATAATTGGGGTTTCTTATCTGATTTTGCCATTTCCTCGAGGATTTTTACTTCCTCAGGGAATTCTCTTGACCATAGAGCCGCAATGCCCTCTACAAAAGTTTCTCTCTCGGCCAATGCTGTTATAGTCCCAATAGGAACTGAATACTCATGACCTTCGAGGATTGCCCCTTCTGCCATTTTAATCGGCATATGAACCCCTGTGTTTACTAGATTAGCAAATTCATTCTTTGGAATTCTTTGCTTATTGACATTGAAAGCATCATCTGTTAGAACGAATTTAATCCACTTTAATGTGGGGTTCCTAGAAACGGCGGCCATAACTTCTTTGTCATTATCATCTTTACTTAATTCTACTATATTTGATACGATATTGTGCGTTTTCATAGTATTTATTCCTTGCCAGAATCTTTCTCGTCGATTAATCTCTGGACAAAGATTGGACCAATAGCCTCGATGAGGTCAAAAATCCGTTCCTCTTCTGGAGTAAACTCCGCTGAGGCCTTATCCTCGTGAGCTGCCTCTCTTGGAGTTTTACCATGTTTCTTGTAGAACTGAGCAGCACAAATCGCATGGGCAGAAGTAGAAGATTTGCCACTTTTTATTACTGAATCTACGCAATCTTTGTATTCCTTTGGCATTTTTCTCTCCTAACTAAGCCTTAGCGGGTTTCTTTGCGGGGGCTTTTTCTGGTGTTTTATCTGGTTTTGCTTGGATTATGAATTTTGGACCATTGTTGCTAGGTTTGGGAGATTCTTTCGCTCCTGGAGGCGTAATCTTGGCCTCTTTTATTATATCTCTCTCAGCCTGTAGCTTTTCGATTTGGCTAAACCAATCAAAACCAAATGTTGCGGCAAAGTCTTGCTGTGATAAGGCACCTGCGTCAAATAAAGCCTTAACTCCCTCAACAAACTGTGATGCCGCCATCATATTGATGGGCTTAAACTGCACATTTGCGTTACTGCCCAACTTGTTATCCTCTACTATTGTATCAATAATCCTCTTAATTATGGGGAATATTGATTCTCGTATCCGGTACATGGTTTGGAGCGGAGAAATGGTCGCAATTTGAGGATCGGATACAAAAGACCGCTCAGTTTCACCAGTAACTAGGATATTTGGGAACCCCAAGGCTATGGCTATATCGTGATTTACGCTCTTATACTTCTTATCATCGAGCAATGTGGCGACATCCGGCATAATCCACTCAATCGAAACTGTATGATTGGCGAACAATTGAAAGATTCTTTCCACGTTCTCATTATATAAATCATTTCTCCATCGCATTTGTTTCTTCAATTCCTCTAACTGATCTTGGTTATCCTCTGTTAGAGGGAATTCATCACTGCCCATTTTGATTAATTGAATAGCGGTGATGACTCTGGATGCTAATGAGTAATCCATTCTTCTAAGATTTCTCTTATGTCTTAGTGATTCTAATGCAGGAAGTAGATATGGAGTTGGGTAAGTTTCGCCTGAAAGTGTTCTATATTGAATAACTAGAGGATTCTCCAGAAGAATTTCTAGCTTGCCTGCTTTTACTGCCGCCACAAATTCTGGCATTTCTTTTGCTAAAGTTGCGTATAAATCTCTGTCCTCTTTACCATCAGCATATTTACCTTCGTTACTAATAAAGGTTTTAAGTTCAGCAGGGACTTTTACGAAATATGATTTTCTACCACCAATAAGGGGGTTCTTAACCACAACGGTTGAGGGGTCCCTTATCCACATATCAGTTGGTAAAGATAAAGAACTAAATCTCTTAATCCCAATCTCTTGTAATTTCTCTTTCAGTACTGGTTCAAATGTAATCTCTGGAATAACCAGCCCGCTTAATAAATATTCCAGTGCAGCACTTCTCATAAACATGAGAAGCGGTGTCTTAATAGCTTCTACAATATCTTTTACAGATTTTCTAGCTTCACCTTCATGAATGATTAAATCATTAATAGAAAGATCAACAATCTTATTGACAACAGTAGCGACGAATGGATCGCGCTTATAGAAATATCTACAATCGTCTATTACCTTAGTCCACTTATCAAAATTTAATTCAAGTTTGTCAACCTTTTCTGTATTCCATGGGGAGCCGTCGCGGGCAAGAGGATATATAATTGTATATTGTTCCATACCTGCTTTAGCTAATTTTTCAGTCATTGTATTATCATCCTATCTTCAAACCACATTGGAGTAAAGAGTCTCTTGGTTCTTTGTTTATTTTGGCTAGCGTCCTTTACGATATAATGAGCAACCGAAGCACACAGTAAGGCCGATGTATGATGGTCCTCTCCCTTTTCTCCTCCTCGTAAAGTTAAGGTTCTATACACTACTTCTCCAGATGGGGTCTTGGTGTATGTAGTTCTTTCTAATTCTGATACAAATTCCATATCAGTAGATGAATAAACTAACTTATGAGAGTTTGAATATTCTTGTGCTAGAGATACAGCAAATGGCTTTAGTTTGGTCTTGATTTCATTACCATCAGCGTCTATTCCCAGAATAATCTGGGAGGCGAATTCGATTGGGTACATGCGTTTCTTATAATCTTTATGAATATACTCATCCGCGTCAAGTAAATCTTGAACGAATGGTTTACCAGGTCCGCCAGCATCTATACCAATAATATCAAATCTACCAAACTTATCGTCCAGAAAATCAATTAATCTTTTTTGTAGCGGATAGGATACTTTAGTTAATTGAACTCTGGCGTGATAATATAGTTGCCCATCTTTGGCGAATATAATATGTATCGCTGTTGGTTCTGTATACCCCAAGTCAACTCCAACTAAAGTATAGTCTACCTTAGACTCAATCTTTGGAAGAACAGATAATTTATTATAAATCTCAGACGCATCTGTAACAACCGTCCCATCAATCTTGATTTTATAGACAGGGTATTGTTTTATAAGCATAAGGTTTCTATCGAATACAGCAAATGTTGGAGAGCCGTGTCTGCCGAGAACGTGGTGGACATAATCCTCGCTATCTGCTCCACCGTATTGCTCGAGGTTTTCTTTCTCTTTTTCTTCTGTGTATCTAGGATTCTGGTGCGCAGTTACTCTATGGATAGAGAACTTATCGTCTATTTCATCGGCATAATAACAAACATTATTCTCTCTTAGACCGATAGGAACTCCAGATACAATAAGTCTAAATCCTTTTTGCCACTGATTTAGAGTAGGCTGTAGTTCGATCCATGTCCCCCAAGGATAGAAACCTGATTCATCTAGTATTTCAAATGGACTATGCATACCAACAACGTTTGTTCCTGTTCCGGTTGTTCCAGCAATTCTACAGTCTAGCATTGTAAAATTTAATAATTTTATGGTATGTGTAGATGAGTTTATACCCTTCTTTGGATCGATGAACTGTTTTAGAAGGCTATTTACTCTAAATAATCTAGATAAATGATTGAATACTGGATCAAGGTGAACTTTATTAGGAACTGTATAAACTATATAGTCGCCTCTAAAAACTTGATTGATAAGTAACCAACAAATGATTATACCAAGTGAAATAGTTTTACCAACAGACCTACCACAACAAAGACTCACAAAATGACCAAAATCGCAAATGAATTCTTTTTGGTATAGTGTTAGCTCGAATACTTCCTCGTCTACTTCGGTGTCTACATTATAGAAAAACTCTCCGAATAAGACAGGATGCCTCATTATTTCGTAGAGGATCATATCCTCATGACTAGGTTTCTCAACAATAGGCATTTATCCCAAAGGTCTCCAATAATCCACGATATCTCTTTCGTTGTCTCGTCTAGAAATCTTGATGCTAGGTTCTAGGGGGGTTTTATCGCCCAATAAATAGGGCTGTCCATTAAAGGGCACATCATACATTTCACTACCAAAATCCCCGCCCCATTTTATCATATAGAATTTTCTGTTATTATTGAAATATCTATCATTCGATGTCTTTTCTAAAGCATCTTTGGACGGGAATTGTTTAATAGTTCTACTCCAGAAATGAAAGTAAACAGAATTAGTCAAGTTACAAGTCTTTAACTTGGCGTTCACTCCCCTCCTAGCATAATCATTGTCCTCATAGTATGCTGGATAGAAATTAGGATCGACATAACCTATAGAATCGAACGCCGACTTCTTATATAGGCAGAGATTATGAACATCCTTAATTACGTTAGGTTCTATTACTAAATCTGAGCTGTAACCAGTAAATTTATCCCACGGTCTTTCTCTAAAATCTTCAATGATTAATTGCTCAGGTCCTCCATGAAAATAAATATTTTCTTCTGGAAATTGACTCAGCAGTGTCTTTACATCATACTGAGACGCGCTAATCCACTCCCAATCTGATTTATTTGCTAAATTAATCATATTGTCTATGGCATATGGATAGCAGATAATATCATTACCAGCAGTGATTAGATAGTCATAATCATTATGGATAAAAGCATAGTCATAAATATCATTCAGTCCGACAGGAAACCCCATATTGACTTCATGAACAACATTAGGAACAGCGGACGAATCCAACCACTTCTTTGTTATGACATCACTAGGTTTACCAACAACCACGAATAAATCAAAAGGATGCTTTACGGTTTTATCAAAAGATTCTATAGTAAGCCTAGTAAAATCAAACCCTCCGTATGTTACAATCCCTACCAAAGTTTTCATTATCCTTCTCCTCTAGTTTTGAAGTACTGTTTAGTATACTCATGAACATTTTCTGACCTGAGTAAATCTTCCTCTGTAAACCATTGAAATCGTCTATGTTGTTTATCTGGAAGGTATTCGTTAGTAGTCCCAAGATAAACATTGAACGCTAAAACTATGTAATGGGTTCCATAGGAGGTTCCATAAATATTTTCTTTATACATATGTTCAAAGATACCAGCAAATCCACAGGACTTTACACCAACCCTAACCCCCAGTTCTTCCTCGCTGATTCTCTCTATAGACTCATTTATGTGTTCTTCTTTAAGAATTCTTCCTCCTGGGACAAACCAATAGTCTCTTGCTGGAGGATTGTTTCTCAATCCTAGCAAAACCCTGCCTTCCTGATTTCTAATAATAAGGTCTATAGAAGTCAGAGGAGTGTTTTCAACAACTGTTCTAAATGTTTCTGCGTCTAATTTGTCTATAAGCATAATTTCACCGCCGATTCCATAGCCGTAAAAAATCCTATTGGGCTATTAGTTTCAAGCCAGAATTTTCTCATGGGTAGATCATTAGATAATACAAAATGCGATGCCTCCCGCTTTCTAGTAAAAGATACATTTATCTTTGTAGGGTCTTGCCAGTTATCCATGACCTGAGAAAATACATGGGGGCCAGAATTTCTTCCCGCCGAGATTCTACAAGATTTACTTAGGTATGAAATTTCATTGAGATCGAATCCATCTTCTTGATGAATTATATCGCCAGTAAAATATATATTATTTTCTTTTATATCAGCGGGTGATGTTAGAACTATATTTATATCTGGGAACATTCTAGAAAGCATATGTATACCTTCTGTAAAATCGAAGTTTTCTGCCTGTCCTGATTGAGCAGGTCCATTACAAACCAGAACATTCATTCGATTAGAGTGCTGATAAATCCATTCTCTTACAGGCCCTATATTATAGTATTTATAATCTATTGTAGGAATATAAGTAAGAGGGTCTTTTCTAGAAAGTCCTGAATCTATCTGTAACATCAAGAGCATATGAACATACATAAGATGTAACATTTCCACTACGCAACCTATACCAGCTAGGACATATTGCCCGTCTCTACCTATCCAAGTATTTAGATATAGATCATCCCCGTCTCTAATGAAGGCTTTTTCCGGTTTCATAAGAGGAGTGACCTCTGTATATTTTAGTTCTGGGATATCTGCTAAGATTTTGGGATTTTTACCGTGTGCATATTGGTACTCATCTGCCGGAAGAATCTTCATTAGGTCTTTGACAAACTCTCTAGATTCAAATATATCGCCCGCTCCGAAATGATTATAAAATGTTATTCTCATTTACCCTCTCCTCTATCCACTTATATAAAGGTATCAAACCATCATAAAGTTTTGTGGTTGGTTTCCAACCTAATTTTTCATAAATCAATGTGTTATCTGACTTTCTTCCCCGAACTCCTAGAGGACCTGATATATGTTTAATCTCTAAATTGGCTCCAGCAATATCCATAACCATTCTAGCTAGAGCATCGATAGACACCATTTCTTCTGAACCAATGTTTACTGGACCTGTAAAATCAGAATCCATCAGCCTTCTGACCCCCTCCAAGCATTCATCAATGTATAGGAAACTTCTAGTCTGAGCCCCATCCCCCCAAATCTCTATTGAACTGCGCCCACCTATACCGGCTTCTGCAATCTTTCTACATATAGCAGCAGGGACTTTCTCTTTTCCATTATTCCAGGCCCCTTGAATTCCAAAGATATTATGGAATCGCGCGATTCGTACTGGCAAACCAAAGTTACGATTAAAGGCCAGATAGAGTTTCTCACCAAAAAGCTTTTCCCAACCATAATCGCTGTCAGGATTAGCAGGGATCGCGGAATGCTCTGAACATATAGGGTTGTCGGTTCCCCTTTGATTATCTGCGTTATATACGCAAGCACTTGAGGAGAAGAATATTTTGCCAATATTATCTTTTATTGACCTCTCTAAAATATTAAGATTTATGAGAGCAGAGTTATGAATAATATTAGCGTCATTCTCTCCAGTAAAAATGTACCCTGCCCCGCCCATATCCGCAGCTAACTGATAAACTTCATCATAGAAATGATTTTTCAATAATCTATCACAAACTTTTTGGTCTCTAAGATCACCTATAATAAATTCCTCTGCGGAAGATTTGTTATACTCTGGAAATACGAGATCAATGCCGGTTACATCATACCCTCGGCGAGCTAAATCGTAAACTAAATGATTTCCTATAAATCCACCGGCTCCGCAAACTAGGGCAGTTTTCATTTTCACATCCCGTATAGTAAATTTTTAGCAATTTCCCATCGATAGTCTTGTAATTTCTTTTCCTGTTCATATGTTAAATTCACATCCAGTAAAATTTTTACAAGATCAATGGGCCACTTATATTTCACAGCAAAGAACCACCATTTGTGCAAAGAGTTTATCTTATCTGCATCTTTTATTTTTAGAGGGGTATGTTCATAAAAGGCCCTAGCCTGTGTCTCAAGTTCTATTAAACCCTTATCTAGACAGAACTGCCACAGGTCTGTCTTTGGGAATGGCTGGAAGATGGACGACCATGAATCAGTCGGGTCTATCTCTTGGTTCATTTCTAGGGTATCTAGGGCATCCTGTAAGGGGTCCTCTACTGGTAGGCCAATCATATTCTGTAGACGAACCTTGATTCCTAGTTCCTTGCAAGCATCACAAGCCATCTTAATCTGATCATTAGTTATGAAGCCTCTTCTTAGAAACTTCTGTGTTTCTGGGTTGGCAGATTCTAAGGCTATATTTAGAAATACACAGCCGGCATCCTTCATCATGGCTAGCGTATCATAGTCCACACTTGACGCCCTAATCGAGCCGCAGAAATCCAGTGCCACCCTCTTTTTATAGACATCACAAAACTCGCTGATCCAAGCTTTATCAGAGGCCAGATCGTCGTCGTTGAAATAAACCAATTCGAGGCCATACTGATCTCTAACTCCTTCAATCTCCTCAACCATCTTTTCTGGAGCCACTCTTTGAAAAAACATCGCCTTTTCAGCTTGGTATATTCTTTTGAACAGATGGTTGAAACAGTATTTGCAACTATAAAGACAATATCTACCGGCTATAAATCGCTTCATTCTGGCTTTACCAAACTCATCATACTTGTAAAGAATAGATCGGTCTGGTGCTGGAAGGCTATTCACATCTGGAAGATGCCCAATAACTAACTTATTTACTATCTCCTCATTGATAATATCAAGAATAACACCCTCTCCAGGTCCTTGAACTATGAAGTCGATATCACTATCATACATTCCCTGCTCAGGAAAGAACGTAAAGTGAGGTCCACCCATAACGGAGATAAACTCGAATCTAGATTTCAACTGTTTATTAAACTTCAAGAACCAATCATGGTCCCCTGACATTACTGAGTACATCACGAAATCTGGTTTCTTTCGCCTCATGTATTCTGGAATATCATCAATCTCATCCTGTAGAAGGTCTACTTCGTGACCGGCATCTTTCATTATTCTGGAGAGGTAGAGCATCCCTAATTTATCTGTTCGTAATTTTTTCTCAACAAATAAAATTCTCATTTAATCCTCAATAAAGATTCTGAATAATCCCCAGAAGTTTCAAATGTTACTGTGTTATATTCTGGTAACATTTTATGAATAAAATTTTCAACGTATATTCCCGGATGATTATGAAAACTAATCTGTAGGTATTTAGATTTTCTTAACAGGGTAGAATTTTCTATTATATTATACTCAGAACCTTCTACATCAATTTTTATAAAATCTACTGGATTTGTAATAACTTCCTCTAAGGGGCAGAGATTAAAAATCTTACCTTCATATCTAGTAGTTCCCCATCTAAAGTCATGTTCTTTTTTGGCGTCCTCTACCATATAGCCTAGAGGACTTTGATCTCCAGTTCCAACTACTGTTGATTGTCTTATTCCATAATATATACCAGTATTATATATTTTTACTCCAGGTCCAAATCCTTCTGTATTAGCCTGTAGCATTTTGAAATTTTCATCATCTGGCTCAAAACAGTATATCTTCTGTAGAGTTGGAATATTCATAAGAAACATAAGAAATATTCCAGAGGATGCTCCGATATCTACTGCTGTTTTTATTCCACCAATTCTTAGCTTCTCTAAAGTGCTAATCCAAAATGGATAGTGAAGAAATTGGGCATAAACTTCACCGTCTATGGGCCTAGAGACTGTTAGGGGTTTCATATGTTTTTCTGTAGATGTTATACGCGGCTCTGGCCTTATCTGGTAAAATTACTTCAAATTTATTGAGATTCTGTAAAAATATAGATGTGTTTACATATCCAAAAAGCTCATCTTGTAAGTTTTTCTGAATAGATTGAGGATTTCTTTGCTGGTAAGTTGTGGAAGGAAAGAATACTGGCCTTGTGTTAAGAATATACTGAGCTATATATCCTCCCCAAATATCGTCTACTCTACCAACATGAGGAAGAACCATATAGTATGGTAATACCTCTCTTGCTAAGAAAGTATTTTGACTGTTGAATGGAACATATTTTTCAGATGTATAACCTGAGGGGGATCTTAACATAGCATAGTCAGGCTGATAAATCATTCTACATATGGCGTCTATATCGGGGTCGCCATCCCACAAATCAGCCTGGATTAAAATTTTCTTTTTTTTGTTCCCCATAAAGATGGGTTTTCTAGAGTGAGCAATGGTGTCAATAGGGTATCCTCTATGCCATATTTCAGGATGGTTAGTAACACTTAGAGGATCAAATGCCAAACACGGAGAAGGCACATCATATATCTTAGCATCGAAGTCCTGCCCAACATAAACATTTTCACCCCAATGAGAATATGGGATATTATCATCGTCAACCGTAGCTACTATATCAGCGCCGCGTTTATAGGCCTCTATAAACCCAATATTTCTACGCATTATACAGTGCCAACCAATAGCAGCACTGAGTTCTGGATAGGTTTCTTCCTGAAATTTAGGGTCAAGATAAATCCAATGACCAAACTTATACTCATTATGAGGAGTTTTTTGATCTCCTACAATTATTAGAGTCCAGTCCTTCATTTCAGCGAACTTGCGAGTGGCCTCCGTAGGTGGTTGTATAGTAGTTGTCACAATAAACTTTTTCATATTTTCACCAAGTTTTTATTATAAAATATCACGTCTGCTTCTGGAGAAGAGGTTGCGTACTCTGCACTAAAGATTTCAAATCCAAATTCCTTCATTTTTAGTACATCATACTCCATTATAGTCTGCCCTTTATATAAAACAATCTCTGGATTATGGGTAGCGACGCATTCTAGTTGGATAAAATATGTATTATTAAGTTTTTCTCCTAGGCTTTCCACTACATGGATATCCATACCCTGCGTGTCAATTTTTAGGAAATGTATCATATCAGTTTCTGGTATATCTTTGAGGGCGTGTTTTAATGAACATGCAACTACTCCGTAGATTTCATTTAGTTCCTCTATAGGCCACGGAGCTAGCCATTTAGTATTCCATTCCTCAGGATCATATGTAACTATTTCTATATTCATTGGTAATAGAGAGCTGCATTGTCTATATTTATAATCATAAAAATTAACTACAGCTTCTTCTTTAATATTAGTGATGGCCTTTTTTATTCTAATATTATATTGAGCTAATCCGGCGTCTATGGGATCAATCCCAACCCAAAAACTAGGCTTAGAAATAAGTGGTTCAACTAGATTTTTAAACGCCCCTCCATAACATCCTACATCAACAATTACTAACATAGGGTCTTGTATTACGTTCAAGTACGAAAAGACATCTTGTATCATTTTAAGGAGTGTAGTTTTAATTTCACGTCAGAATGTCCCCATGTTTCAGGATTAGTAGTTTCTCCCATAAATACTGCTGTCTGCATATCATTAAGTCCTCCGGAGCCTCCAAACCCTGCCTCATGCCCCATATGCCAGATAGGTAATAAATTGGCAACCTCTAATTTATGACCATACACAAATGCTTTCCTTTGGACGTTAGTATCTGTATATGCTCTCTTGTAAAGTCTCTCCTCGAAACCTCTGAACTTATACCAAACATTCCTATGAGCCGCCTGAAAATCTCCACAGTTACTTATTACTGACCACTCATCACCTGGGCAAACAGAAACACCTGGCTGTTGTCCATATGTCGGTTCTTTTTCAACTAGAGAATCTATTATCTTTCTGGGTTCTAGTGGAGTGCCGAGAGGAGTAATGTCCCATAGAGATATAGAGCGCATTCCAGTTGTCCAGAAGGTCTGGTCATTATTTATGTACTGCTCTAGCTTCTCTTTCGGGGGGCAGATCATATCTATATTTGTAGAAATTAAGTAGTCAGATTTTAATCTTCTTAGCCCCACATTCCTAGCCATAACCTCACAAACAACCTGAGCCTCTGGATCATTAAATGTCCATTCTTTTGCTTGTTCAGGAGTGACTCTAATCCATTTAAATTTTGGAGACCTAATTAGGGTATCTTTTATTTCTTCTACCAGACTCTTCTTCCCCTCTGAATTCCAATCTACATAGATAACTTCATCTAACTCTGTTATCATAGAATTCAAGCAATAGGAAGCCCTTAATGCTAAATTATTCCCGTAGTTGTCATTTCTTGCTGGTATAACTGCTCCATAACTAGGCATATGATTTATCCGTGGGTGAAATATCGGCCTGACCCAGGCTCTCGTCTATTGCCCTAATGAGTTGATTTCTCCTAGCATTTAGTTGCTGTGCTTTCATAGCCGCGGCTCCCTGTACTACGGGGCGATGTGAATTTTTCATCACTTCTTCCTGAGCATACCAGCACTTTATGTCAGTAGTAATCAGTTCGTCTATAAGTATCCCGACACTCTTAAGTTTTATATCCATATTACACCACC